CAATTACAGGAACTGGAACTTCATTCTTAACTACGTTGCAACCTGGTGATAGCTTAACAATTAACGATACTGCATATTTTACAGTAGCAACAGTTACCGACGATCTTACTGCAACTGTAAGAGTTGCTCCAGGATCTGCAATTACTGCAGGTGCTACAATTAAAAAAGCAACTAACGGCGTTGCAGGTAGATCTATCGCAATTAACGGACGGTTAAGAGTTATTTCTGCAATTATAAGTAATACCGAATTAACTGTAGTTGCTACTACACCATTTGATTTTACAGATAGTAATTTACAGTACAAAATGACACCTCGTGGTACTATTAGTACAACTAGCAATCTTTCTGCAATTACAGGTGTTAATACAAACTTTTATTGGGACTTACCAAGTGGCACAAGTCAAGTTTGGGTTGGCGATGAATTACGTTCGTTTTCGTTTACTACACCAATTGCAGGTACTTTAGCAGATCCAACAGGTTTTACTGGAACTAGTACACAAGGAAAATATCCGGTAACACTAACCGGTTTAAAATTTAAAGTTGAAGATGCAATCTTAACATATACTCCTGGTGCATCTATTTTATCAAACGAATTACGAGTCGGTGACGACCTTATCATTAATGGACTTGAAACGACTGTTACTCGGATCATTAACGAAACAACGTTTAAAGTTAATCACGATTTACCGTTAGCATCAGCTGCAACAGTTTATAAAAAGAAAAAAATGCACGGTTATGTATTAGAAGGAACTAGAGAAGGGACTTCAGGAACTGCAACTCAATCTAAATATTCTGCAGCAGGGCTTGGCTATGTTAATGCAACTAGTGTAGCCGGTTCAAACACAATTACAATTAACGCAGCAGGTGTAAGTCATGTTGCTGGAAACTTTATAAAAATACAAAACGGCGGTGGCTCTCCGATCTTATTATCAGGTACGGTTACAGCTTCGGCAAATACAATTACAGGAACCGGTACTGCATTTACTACACAATTGCATGTAGGTGCTGAGATTTACTTTGGCGGTGTTTATTGTTATGTAGCGACTATTTCAAGTGATACATCAATGACTGTTACGCCATGGTCTGGCACTATTACTAATGCAACTGCAGCATCAATTTATAGAACAACGCCATTGTACACATATATTACTTCAGTAGTAAGTACTACAATCACATTGTATCACCCATTAGAAAATACAATATATGCAAACAGTACGTTTGGCCCTGGTATTATGTCTCCTGCTTACATTGCCGGTGATTACATTGAGTTTGTTTATTCAAGTTTAAATAAAACCGCAGAAACAACACTTGCATTAGTTAACACAAGTTTAGATCGTAAATATTTCGGATTTAGATATTACCCGATTGCAGGTACTACTGTAACAGTTTCAGGTTCAAATGCTGCTTACAACTTAGTAGTGTATGAAAGATGGGCAGCTAGTTGGGCACAAAGCGGTGGTGTTGGTTTAAACAAAGCTGATTGCAGCGATCGAGTAACTGCATTAAACGGTGTTACAGATCAAACTGTAATGACACAACAAACCGGTGGGTTCTTATACTTGTTTGCTAAATCACGCTATTTCTTAATCCAAGGTAAATCATTCTCAAATGCACAAACTCAATGGTTAGGATGTGTTGAATTTGAACGTGTTCAACCTGAAGATACAGGAGCAGGAGCAGGTACAGCTACACCAACAGGTGGTGCAGTAGGAGCAGGATACACATATTACGGTGCAATGACAGCTGACGGATATACAATTACTCCTCAAGTTAGTCCATGGCCTTGCTTTGCGTATTTTAATTCTAACAGATTCCCAGTAGGTGCTACACAAGCTCCAACACTACCTATTCCAAATAGTAATGGTGTACATGGTTGTGTATTTGCTGTTCCAAGAATTAGATCAAGTGTTGCTGACTTAGTTGGGCTAAATGCTCACGTATACAGTGCTGCTACAATTACAACTGGTCGTTGGGGACATTTATACGAAATGGGTGCAGGTGGTGCGTATAACAGTCCCGGAACAGTAACTGGTAACCAGCTTACTACATCAATAGGTACTATTCCTCAACCACACTTAGGTAACTTAGTACCAGTTAACACTAACATTTATAATAGTAAAAGATTTATGTTTAGTCCTGTAGTAGTGTTAGGTACTGCATGGGATCCTGATATCCGCGGTAGAATTTACGGATTAAAAGTTATTCCAAGTGGGTTAGGTACATTAATGGATACAGTTAGTGTTACTATTGAAGCAGCTGATGATTTTTATAGCGCATCAGGTACTGCTACTGATCACTGGGTAATTACATCTCCAGGTGTTAATACATATCATTGGAGTGTATTTACAGTAACTACAAACGCAACAAGCGGTTATAGAAGTTTAGAAGATAACACAGGAACTACTACTGCATCATCATGGAATGCTGTATTATATCCAAATAACTTTAGATTTGCTATTCCAGCATAAACTATTGTAACTCATTAAAAAGCTACGTTTTTACGTAGCTTTTTTTTTGATAAATATTTTTATGACTACTATATTTCCAGCTCCAGGAACAATTACTTCAAATAATTCATATATCGTTAATTGGTACATCTACGATAAACAAGCACTGCAACATCCATTATTAGTTAAACAACGAACTGATGTATTTGCAGAAGTTACTGATAACACCGATATAAACAACTTAGAATTATATCAAAGTAATATTTACGGCAGTATTACAACTACCGTTGTTAATCAAACTCAACAATATTCTACAGTAAACACAAATATTGCCGAATGGTATGCGTTTGAAAAAAACGTAGTAACTTACACTACTAATCAAGCAACTACTATTACATTATACTTTGTTAATCAATTGCAACATGTTATTCTATTTAAGGCAGGTAGCAATGTTCGAGTTTCCAGTCCACAGTCTGGATATACAAAGATTTTCACAGTATTATCTAGTAACTCTTATTCAATTACTATCAACTTTGATGTTATTCCGCCACATAGATTAATAATTGATAATATTTTTGAAACAGTGTATTATCAAAACAGATTTTCAATTGAATCAAATTTAGGAAGCATTCATCGAGAAAATTTAAATCGATCGTTTATGGCTCCTTCACAATTTCCAAGTATTCAAATACCAATTAGTGAAAATATTAAATCAGCTGATAGCGTAAACCGATTAACTGTTGGTAAACAAACTGCTATGGCTGTGTATAAAGGTATAACTACTAATCACACAGTTGACAGAGTAACTAAATTAAAGACAGACATTCGAGAAGTTATTCCTCCAGCTGTGCCAGTTACCCTTTCAACTTATATTAGCGATATATCTGGACAATATTCATTTGATATTAGTTCGCAAACTCCGCAATATGTAACTGTTGATACATCAACAGTTAGTTGGTACATATATGATACTGATAAAATATCATACACAACTAGATTAAACTCAACATTAACGTTATATTTTAACAATCCAGTATACTATCAATTCGTACCGTTTCCAACTGGAAGTACAGTTCGTATAAGAAATAAATTTTCACAATACTCAAATACATTTGTTGTATTAAAAGGTGCCGGATATTATGTTACTATTGAATACACAGAAATTGAATCAGATGGTGCAATAATCGATAATATGTACGAAACTGTATTTTATCAATCAAGAACGCTAGCAGAACTTAGCACTGCTAGTAATCCGAGAAAAAATCTAGTATTCTCGTTAACTCCTGCAATTTCACCTAGTATTAAACTACCAATTGTTGAGAAATTTGCATCGGCTGACAACTCTAGTCAATTATTAACAGTAATAGGTAAGCAATCTTCAGTTTCTATATTTAAAGGAGTAACTACTAATCATACTATTGATAAAATTACTAACTTAAGAACTGATATTCGATCAGTTACGCCAACTGTACAATCAACTAGATTAGAAACATACGAAAGTAGTAGTTACGGTGAATTTAAATTTAATATTATATCCCAAACTCCTAAATTTGTAACTGTAAATACATCAGTTGTAGATTGGTATATTAACGGCAGTGATATTTTATCATATACCACTAGTATGTTATTAACAACAACTGTGTATTTTAATAATCCAGCTTACAATCATGTTATACCATTTAAAACAGGTACTACTATTCGAATTTCAAATCATGTATACGGATTTACTAATACATTTACTGTAATTAATGGCACTAGTAATTCAGTTACTATTGATTATGCAGACTTTGATTCAGATAATGCAATAATTGATAATATTATTGAATCAGTGTTTTATCAATCAAGAATTGTTAGTGAGTACCCTAGTGCTAGTGTTTCTAGAAAAAATATGTTAGCATCGATAGTTGCTCCTGTAGCTGCGCCAAGTATCCAAATACCAACAAAAGAATATATTAAAACTGTTGTCAGTAAGTTAACATCTGATAATTTAGAAAAACCAATTTCAGTAATGAAAGAAGTTTACTCGCCTGTTAAAGCCGACCCTGTTAATAAAGTAAAATTTGCTACTGCTGAAATTAAAACAACTGTAATTTCTGATAATTTAGAAAAACACATTGCGCCAGTAACTGGAGAATATATATTTCCGGTAATTTCTCGCAACGTAGATTATGAAACATATAACACATCAATTGTTGATTCGTATTTGTTTGATAATGACATTATTACTACTTCTGTTAGACAACTGTCATATATTACAATGTATTTTAGCACGCCGTATTATCAACAGTTTATTCCATTTCCAACTAACAGCACTGTACGCATTTCAAATAAACGATGGTTCTCAGAAACATTTACAGTCTTAAATGGTACTACTGATTCAATTACAATTTTAATGAAACTAGACATGCCGTTTGACTTGTACATTGATAACATTGTTGAAACGGTGTATAATCAAGATCATACTTATACTACAATTAGCACTGCAAGCGATTCTCGTAAAAAATTATTTTATTCAGTAATGTTGCCAAGCATGTTTAATTTTCCAATTGGTACAGTTAGTTCGTCTGTATCTGATAGTATAGTAGAATCTGGTAATTTAGCAAAACAACTATTAGTGTTATCAACAGTTAATACAGACTTATCATCTGCAGCTATTAGCAAACAGCTATTTAACTTAACAACTGATACTTCTAATATATCATCTGCAATAGTTGATACATTTAAAGTTATTAGTGATTTAATTGACACGTCTGTTGATCAGTCTCGATCATTAACTCATTACGATTTATTGGTTGATGGAGTATCTGTATATGTATCAGGACAACCTATTAATTACAATGTACCCGATTGGTATATTAAAGATCTTGATAACAGATTTATCGGAGTTTTAAATACACCTAGCGAAACAACTACACTAATGTTCTATCATGATAATATCTGGAAATTATTCTTAGAAAATCAATATGTAAGAATTAAGCAACCTGCATCAAATTTTAGTCAAGACATATTAGTTACTTCTGCTACACTTTTTAGTATTACATTCGACACAGTTGTTGGGTTCCCTACTAACTATACTGGTATGACTATAAATCATTTATATTCGCCAATATATGCACAGTCGTTAGTTGACGTACCTATTAATCCTGAAACACTACTCTTACCAAGAGAAAACTTAGCTGCTGCATCAAATATACCATTTACGTCAATGTTCCCAATTGGTAAATTAGTTTATAATTCTAGAGGAACAACTAGTTTTGTTACCATTACTACTGATATGACATCGGTTGGATTACCTACTACATCATCGATACTTAATTCGTTTGATACCGTTCAATCCGGGCTTTCACTATACGTATCAGGACAACCTATTAATTATAATGTACCCAATTGGTATATTAAGGATCTTGATAACAGATTAACTGGTATTGCAGATCCGATCGAGCCAACGACTACTTTGATGTTTACAAATACAGATGTGTTGTGCCCATTCTTAGAAAATCAATATGTAAGAATTACTCAACCCTCTGCAGGTTTTACACAAGATGTATTAGTAGTATCAAATACTCAATCAAGCATTACGTTTAACAGTGTACTAGGATTTCCAACTAATTATACAGGAATGACTATTAATCAGTTATATTCTTCAGTATATCACCAGGCTCTAGTAGATAATGAAATTACGCCATTAATAAATCCAACTAATTTAACATTACCTAGAGAAAATTTAGCTGCTTCGAAAAATACTGGATTTATATCGTTATTCCCAATTAGTAAATTAATTTATAATAATAGAGGAACTTATGCAATTAGTCCAAATGTGCCAACTGTGTCATCAAGTTCAGTTGCAGTTCCGTATTCATTAACTCCTTATGATACTACTCCAGACGGAGTAACTGTATACGTAATTGGACAGCCATTAATCTATAATGTTGTTGAATGGTATCTTAAAGACGTTGACAATAGATTAATAGCATCACCTGTAACAAATAGCACAACTACATTAACATTTAGTAACACTACTCCAATACCATTATTTACTGCCGGATATAATGTAAGAATTAAACAAGGAGATGTAAACTTTGTCCAAGACGTGCTTGTTACGTCTGCTAATATGTACAGTATTACGTTTGATTCAATTGTAGGATTCCCAACTAATTATACTGGTATGACTATTAGTAGATTATACTCACCTATTTCAGAACAATCTGTTGTTAATGCTCAATACGCAAATTTAATAAGGCCGACTGATTTAACTACTGCTCAACAAAATTTAGCAGCAAGTTTACTTAAACCTAATTTCCGTGGTTCTCAAATTATATTCGGTGGTATAGAACGCTTTAGCAATTTTGCAATCGATAACGATATTAGTGGAAAATTAGAATTATTTAATGATACAAAAATACCAGGTGATTTCGATCTTGCAATTACATCGTCGACGTTAACTTCGTATACTACTAACACTCAGACTAGCGATTGGTATAATTTTGATGAGCTAATATTATCGTACGATACTATAACTACAGATTATATAACTTTAAGATTTAACGATTTATCATTTGTGCCATTTCCAACTAACACCACAGTTAAAATTATTTCAAATAATCAAACTTTCTTTACAACTGTAGTTAATGGCACATCTTCATCTGTAGTAGTTGAGCATTATGGAAATATAATACTTGAGAATACACGAATTCAACGAATAGTGTCATCGGTATATCCTCAAGATTTTGTATCAACTACAGTTGCACCAGTATTGCCAAGAGAAAACTTGTATTACATGAGATTACGGTCATCAACTTCGTTAAATGCATATTTCCAACAGCCTAGTGCAGTTACTACAGTGTCAGTACTAGATAAACAGATCACATCACTCAAAGGTGATTCTAGACTAAACAATCAGCAAGGTACTGTAAACAAGTTACAGGTTAATAATATAAACGTAATTACAGATAAGAACTCTGCTAGTGCGTTATCTAATATAACTGTATTAAAACCAGTCACTGTGGATTTATCGATGCTATCATTGAAGTATCTACCTACAGTAGTTGGAGAAAAGAATGTCCAAAGAACCGGTATAGTAGATAAATTCTTAGTAAATCGTATTTCTGAAATTGGAAGAGAAACCGTGTTAACAGTAACTAGTACTAAAATTTCACCTATTCAATTTTGGAATTAACTAAATACAGTACAAAACAAATATTGAGGAAAAGATTTATGTTTAACGAATTAAATGCAGCATTTCCTGATCACAACTACTTTTATGAAGTAGTAGGTCTCACGCTAACTGACGCGATGATGAGCTGCGCAAGACTAACTGCAGGTGATCCGCACGTTATTAATTATAACGGAAAAATTATATTTGCATCACAACAATCTATTAACACTACCGACATTAATTGGTTACTTGATGTATATAAAGAACCAGAAGCTCCTGTATTGCCTTCTGAACCTGTCGAATAATCGGAGAATTACATGGCAAAAAGAATTATTTTAGAAGCTTATACGTTTAATCCATCAACAAAAGTTGTTACTGTAAACGGGAAATACTTACGTATGGAGCAAGTGATTTTAATCACTAATGTTACTAAAAGCACTGTATTATTTAATTTTGCAGATGCTAACTATAAAGCAGCAAATTGGTCTGCAACAATCGTTGACAATGTTGAAACAACTACTATTACGTTAGATGTAAGCACAACAGGAATGTCAGCATCTGATAAATTATCAATTTTAGTTGAAGAATCAAACGAATCATTCCAACCAGCTGAAGCACAAATGGATCCAGTTGGTAAATTTAGAATGAGTACTCCTCAATCACTTATCGATACTGACTTTGAATATGGTACTCAACCTACTAAGTGGGAATCACTTGCATTAATGAATAATCGCCCATCGGCATTTTATGACAATACTACACCAATAGTACCATTAACTATAGTTGCAAATGGTACTAGATTAATTACGGTGACATTGCCATTTTATGCAAGTACTGCTACTACTGCTACTGGATCGCCAATAATTACTGGTGTCACTGCAGGGGCACCTATATTTGTCGGTATGACTGTGATGACAACTGTTAACGGTATACCGGCTGGTACTACAGTCGTAGGTATTGGTGCGGTTGCTAACTCGTTTGTGTTGTCTGCACCAGCAACTTCTGCTTCTGCAGTAACATTCTATATTGGCTATCCAGTAACATATTCAAGTCCACTTAATATACAAGATACTACTGCAGCTGCAGCAAATGGTTGGGTTATTCCACATGTGTTAACTGTTTCAACTTCAGTTGTAACTGGTTTCTCATACTGGGCACGTACTAATGTTGCTACTGGTAATATTTTTGATTCTATGAAAACATATGTGTACGTTGGGTCTTATTATTCCGGTGCAGGGTACATGGCAGTTAACACAGCCGGAACTGAATTTACATATTCTGGCAGCCTTATTACAGTTACTACTACAAATGCACACGGGTTTGCAGTAGGGTCTGGTATATTTGTTACTAATATAACTGCATCAACTAACCCGCCAATTGGATCATGGTTTGTAAAATCTGTAATTACATCAAATCAATTTACATTTGATGCAGTAAATACACCAACTGGTACAATTACTCCAACTCAGCTTACTCTTACTGGTACTGCTGCTACTGCAGGTGCTGGTTTAACTGTGAACGTGTTATCAGTTAATAACGGAACAGTTACAAGTGTATCTGTATCAGCACTTGGATCTAACTATGTAGTCGGTGATATGGTAACATTAAATGCTGCAGGCAGTGCTAACTGTATTTTAAAAATATTAGCAGTAACACCGTTTGGTGCAGCAACTGTCGGTCAGGTTCTACAACTTGGTATCTATCAGCCTGGGACTAGTTATTCTGTAGTATCAGCAACTGGAACATTACTTGGGTTCAACTGTTCGTCATTATATGCACATACTTGGGGTTCGTCAATTCATAGACCATTTGACGGGGGTGTTTCATTTACTGCAGGACTTCCATATCACGGTAATCAATTAGTTCGTCAAACACGTCGTTATTTTAGATACCAATCTGGTAAAGGTATACAGTTTGCAACAGGGTCAAATCTCTGTTCACCATTTATTGTTGACAATGTTTCAATTAGTGGTACTACTGTTACCGTAACTACTAAATTTGGTCATAACGTGTATATTGGTGCTGCAATTAAAGTATCTGGTGCAGATTTAGCAGCATTAAATGGTACTGGTGTATCAGGCGGAGCAACACATGTAATTATTGCATCACCTGCTCCTACAGAAACTACGTTTTCTTTTACTATTGGATCAAACTTAGGTACTGTTGCTAGTGCTGCTGGTAATATTACTGTTCAACCAATTAGATGGTACGGTGCAAGTGTAAGATTAGGAATGTTTGATTCGCAGAATGGATTCTTTTTCCAGTACGATGGACAAGAAGTATCTGCAATTCGTAGATCAAGTACACTGCAATTAGCAGGGTATATTAGCCAATTAGGACAAGGTGGACAAACTGTTACAGGTATTGGAACAAGATGGTCGTCTCAGTTAATTACAAACGATTATATTGTAATTAGAGGTCAATCTCATACAATCATTAGTATTGAATCCGATACGCAAATGACCATTTTTCCTGATTACAAAGGATTAGCAATTATTCCACCAGCACAGTGTATTATCAGTAAAACAGTCGATTTAAAAATTCCACAAAGTGCTTGGAATATTGACAAATGCGACGGTACAGGTGCAAGCGGATTTAACTTAGATGTTTCTAAAATGCAAATGTGGATGATTGATTACGCATGGTACGGTGCAGGTGCAATTCGTTGGGGCTTTAAAAATCAACGTGGTGAAGTTATGTATGTTCATCGGTTAGCACACGGGAATGCGCAAACTGAAGCATACATGAGAAGTGGTAACTTACCTGCAAGATACGAAGTTAATACAAACTATCCGTACACTACATTAGCAGCGTCAATTACTGCAAGCGATACCTCGTTAACTGTTGTAAATGCTGCTGGCTATCCAGCTGCAAATGGTTGTTTAGTGTTAACTAAACCAGGTAATGTTGGAGCTACAGTTGAATACATCAAATATACTACATTAACAGGTAATGTGTTCTCTGGATTAACAAGAGGTTGTACACCAGTATCAAATCCAGTAGTTGGTCCGGGCGGATTAACTGCAGGCGGTGGTGGATCTGCGGTTGCATATACAGTGTCAGCAACTGCACCAATTGCTGTTACATTGTACTCACCACAGTCTGCCAATACAATTAGTCACTGGGGTTCTGCAGTAATTATGGATGGAAGATACGATGATGATAAATCATTAGTTTTCGTAGCTGGTATGCAAACTCCTATCATATCAATACCAGCTGGTGGTACACAACCGTTAATTAGTATTCGTATCTCACCAAGTGTTGACAACGGTATTACTGGGTTGTTAGGACAACGAGAAATTGTTAACAAAATGCAGTTAATTATGCGTAGTATGGCTGTATTGTCTAGTGCTACCAGTTCATTGTTAATTACCTTGAGATTGAACGGATATATAATGCAAGGTACCGGTACTACATTACCTGCATTTGGTCCTGCAGGTGGTTCTAGTTTAGCGCAAGTATGTTATCATGCACAAGGTAATCAAGTGTTTGCAGGTGAAACTGTATTTGGTTTTTATCCAAATGGTACTACTGGTGGTGTAACTGTACAGGATTTATCACAAGTAAGAGATATCGGTAATAGCATTCAAGGCGGTGGAAATACGTTAACTGTTCCAATGTCTGCTAACAACAAATACCCAGATGGTCCGGACATTATTACAGCTTGCGTAACCAATCTTTCAGCATCTGCTACAGTAGGTGTTATTGCACGTATTAACTGGACAGAAGCACAAGCATAGTTTCAATTCGTATTGATCCTCATTTTACGATAAATATTAGAATGAGGATCATTTATGTCACGATTAATTATTAAAACAGGTACACTTCCAAACGATAAAACCGGCGATAGTTTATTCGCCGCTTTTAACAAAGTTAATGCTAACTTTGAGGAATTGTACGCACTCACTGGCGGAACAACCGCCAATCTTAAAGAACTTATACAAGACGCAATAGCAGAAATGATAGCCAACGGGACTCTCTTTGGTTTAACTGCTACGTATGACGACCCAAATAACGCACTAGATTTATATAACACATTTTCAACTATTGACAGTGGATTTGCATCTACGGTGTTTACAGATATAAATTTTGATGGTGGAAACGCTACAACAGATACATTCACAGATATGCTAATCAACGGAGGAGCCGCATAATGGCAAATAAAATACAAATAAGAAGGGATACTACTGCAAACTGGACAGCATCAAATCCTATATTAAGTCAAGGTGAACTTGGGTTAGATACTACATTAAATAAAATTAAAATAGGTAACGGTACTGCACAATGGTCTGCATTATCATTTTATACTGGAAACCCAAGTTCGTTAATTAACGGGTTGCACACAGTTAGTTTAAATTCATCAGGCGTTGTGACATTTCCTGGTAATATTGCTACAGACGGAAATCAACTTACGGGCTGGAGTGGAAATTTAGATCTTAATATTGACGGTAGCATACAATTATCTGCAGATGCTAACTGTGCATTAACATTACAAGCTAATTCTCATCAATGGGCATTTGGAACAGATGGTGCATTAACATTACCAAATAGCGGCGAAATATTTGATTACGCTGGAGGTGCCGGTGTTCTTGGTATACTTATTAGTAGAACTTTTCAAACTCCCAACAATGCCAACTCTGCAAACTTTGGAACAAACACCATAAAACTAGTGCTATCAGATGTTGAGGCAGAAGAGATAAGAGAATACATATTAGCAGGTATTGGAGTAAGGGTTTGGTTCAACCAAGGCGACAGTTATCCAATTACCAGTTGTGTTCAAGTGTCTACTGGTGTATGGACCATAACAGCCTTGAACATGGGCAACAGATTTACTACCTTTGCGGCCAGTAACACATTGATATTCATCTACACTGGCTCTACACCAAATACCTATACAAACTTTGAGGAATATGCGCCAGCGGGTGCCGGTGCTGCCGTTACTATTTTTAAAGGTGGAAACAATTGGTACTTTACCGCAGAGGGTGATCTCTCACTGCCACCTAGCGGCACTATCCGCAACAGCATGACTGGTGACAATCTTTTAAATCCTACCAAGCTAATCAACGGTAGTCACCAGGTGGTATTAAATGTAACTGGCACATCTCCATATGTGACTTTTCCGGCAGTTAGCGGTTCAAATGTTTATATTCAAGGTAGTGAGATTGTTGCAGATGGTATTGACGTTGCAAGTGCTTTGTCGCTGACATCATTAGAGAGCTATGTAAAATTAAGTGCCAATGCCGCTACTAGTGGTCTGCGAAGAGATTGGATATTTGGTACTAATGGTAACTTAACATTACCTAAAGGTGGCAGTGTAAGTGAAACATCTAATACTATAGCGTTTGCTCCACCTACTGCAGCTGTTGGGCAAAGTTTAGTTATTCGTCCAACTGCTGGACAATTTACTATATCAACAGATCATACAAGTGGATTTGTTCCAGGTGAATCTATAACAATAACGGTATCAACTCAATTTGGCAGCGATAGTGGTGAATTGTATTATACAATCACTGGCGCTACTACTGAACAATTAGGACGTGCAACAACTGGTACACTAACATTTAGTTCAGAGTCTACAAAAGCAGTAACTTGGACAATACCTGTACAAAGCAGTATGACTACATTTACATTTGATCTAACTGGCGGAACTGGGTTTCCAGGACCTGGCGGAATTTATGTTGAACAGTTGCCTGAGATTACAGTTACATTAGATGGCTCAGCAAATTCTGAATTTAGTCACGTACATTTAGTAGCTGGTAATCCAACTACTGTTGACATGTATTTAGGTGATGACGACCAATATGTTAAGATTGAGAAAAATGCAGGTAATGTTGTTGTTGGAACTAATTTAAATACACATCAGTGGACATTTGGTACTAATAGTAACTTAACATTGCCTAATGCGTCTACAATATCTCCAGTATCACAAGTTGGTTACAGTTATGGACCATATGCCTCTGACATTTATAATAACACTACCGGCGGAGCGTTGTCCAGTGGAACTCAAACTGTTATTAATATAGGCGATACTGTACATAATAATCTATTTGATCCTCCGGTTGCAACTGCTACTACTACTACCGGTACAATTGCTTCAAACGGTGATTTTGAACCAGGTACAAGCACTGGAACCTTTGACCTGCACACTGATATAATAGTTAGTGGTCAGTCGTTGGGCGACTTGCAGTATAGAGACGATGCCAACCCGGAAGCTGGATTTACACTTGCCCATCCTGTTACACCATACACTGGACCTGTAGTAACAGCGGGTACACTTATATCTGGATACTCTGGTTGGATTACTCGTACGCCAAAAACAACAACATATATCAGATGGGCAGACGGGTCTAGATCACAAGTAACTGGAAGTAGTGTTAATCTATATCCAAATAGTCCAAATAGTGGGCTAATAACTACTGACAATGTAAGTGGAAAATCGTTCCCTGCAACGTTATATACTGCAAATTATATACCAAGTGGAACAGCAATTGGTGTCAACGGCAATGATTGGAAATTTGGCACAGATGGTAAATTAAAATTACCAGGTACGGCATACAATAATACTTCGCCAAACTATATCCATGCTAATAATGGTATCTTATTACATCCAACTCACAATACAGGCGGTACTGGTCCGGAACTGTACATTAGTTATAATGACGGTATAGTAATACAACCTATTACTAATGATTATTTCCAATCTGGAACTGCTGCAGCACCGTTATTTATTACTGGTTCAAATTTACCAAATACTAACGATTCTATAGGTAAACTTCCTGGCGATATTTATATAAACGGTGGACGTAATGTTAAAGATAACACCTACGGCAAAGTAATTGTTAACAGTGGTATAACAAGTCAATGGCAATTTAATTCAAGCGGTCAATTAACGTTCCCTGACACTACTATTCAGCATACTGCCTACAGAGAACCAGATGTAACAAATCAATTCTATGTTGATCCGTTTGCTGCAAATACTTATACCCCAACTGGAAGTATACTAAAACCATTTAGAACTATTGCTGCTGCACAAGCAGAAATAGAAGCTCGTATCACAGCTAATACATTAGTTCCAGGAGAACTTAATCCGATCTTTATTGTGTTAACTGGATCTATTACTGAAAATGTAACGTTAACTAGAGGTCATGTGTTCTTAACTACACTAAACGGTAGTATACATACTCCAATTTATTTAACTGGACAGATTACGATTAATGGTGACAACTCTTCTACAGGTGCAATCGACGCTAATCACTTTGCTATTACTGGTTTAACTATTGTTGGACCTAATCAAGGTGCTTGTATATACTTTACCGGTACCAACGCACAACGTCTGCAAGTACAAGATATCTGGTTAACTGCGCGTGGTAGCCAAACTGGTACAACACCGTTCGTTAACGCAGGCGGTTATGGTATTTTTTCTGATAACTCAGGCGTAAGAGCAAGTGATAACAAACGTTCACCTATTCACGGCAGTGATGTTAAAATTAGTCATACTGGTTCTGGTGACGTGTATTGCTTTAGATTTAGCAACGGGTCTACCGGTGAATTTGATAATGTAGAAACCAGTGGAGCTACACAAGTAGGTGCTGCAGGATCTGGTTCATTATTAGCGTTTACTAACTCTACACTAGATGCTAACGGTGAGGTTATATTAGAAGCATACGGCACTGGATCTATTTCAGTTAATAACTGTTTACTTTCTAATTCAAATACTGGTGTTTCATACGGTATTTGGTTACACGACTTAGGTGGTAACGCAATTATTATTAATACTGTAATTTCAGTGGCATCATCTAATGCTGCAAGTCGCATGATTAAAGGGAATGCAACAGATCCAACTGGTGTGTTCTATAATAATATTATGGTAGGTAAATCAACTACATATCCGTATCCAGATTTAAATAAGAAAGTAGATAATACTGTTGTGTTAACAGCTTTAACTGGTGCTGCTGGTTTAACTGCAGTTAATCCTTAACAATTTAAATTAACAAATACTAAAGCCGCGTTATAAGCGGCTTTTTTATCTCTTGCATTTCTTGCAACTATTTGCTATAATATACAAAACATAAGGAGTTCATTTATGTATACAGACATATTAATTATAATAGCATCAATATCAATACCGCTTATAATTACACTTTTAACTATACTATCAGGAAAAGAATAATGGGAATGTTTGATTCATTTTACGTAAGAGGCGTTGAAGTACAAACAAAAGCTCTTGATAACAATTTAAGCAGTTTTCAGTTAGGTGACACTGTTCCTAACTATGAAGGTAACTTTGACGGGCCAACAGGCACTTACTACTTAATTGAAGATTCATGGCCAACTAAGGAATGGTACGGACTTATTATAATTGACAACATATTTGTTGATGCAGTTAAAGCGCAAACAGAAGAAGAAGTAAGGCGAATAACAACAACAACATTTGCAACTCTTAAAGAAAGACCAGAGTTTGTTGCACAATTACTAACTGCAATAGTTAAAACAGAACTTAATCCAAAACTTAAACTTGCAGAACTTAAATTAAAACGGATTAGATCTATCATTTATGATTACAAACAATCACTAGATCCAGACACTGATAACCGTATACGTATGTTTAGTTCATTGCATCCTAAAATTGATGAGTTTAGAAAAGGTGCAAAATTAGAAGTATTCATTAACGAAATACTTGAAGGTAAATTTTTAAATAATAATGAGGAGGATGAATGAGCATGTTTCCAACTATAACTAACTTAGATGATTTTAAAGCTAATGTAGGTGAAATACCTGGCATTGAGTTTAAAACTAATGAGGATGGTTATACAGTTGCGTCTTACTATATTTTAGATAGTAAAGTATTTGACAATCCATATGCGCGTGAATGCCGTGGTATTACATTTGATAAAAACGGCAAACTAGTTTCACGTCCATTTCACAAGTTTTTTAACTTAGGTGAAAAAGAAGCTACTTTAGAATCTAACTTAGATTGGAATAACGTTGAATCTGTAATGGATAAACGCGATGGCTCAATGATATCCCCTGTGCTTTTTCCAGATGGTACTATCAAGTTCAAAACTAAACGTACTTACACATCTGATGAAGCAATACACGCTAATAACACATTTGGGCCAGGTACTCCGCAATATGAAATGTCAAAAGAGTTATGTCAATTAGATTGTACGCCAATCTTTGAATTAACTTCTCCTGTAAATCGTATTGTAGTAGCATACAAAGAATCCGAACTTACCCTACTAGCAGTACGACACAATGAGTCAGGTAACTATATTACACGCGGAGAAATTGAAGCGTTAGGTTCTGCATGGAATGTGCCTATAGTTGGTACTAACTTATGGTCTAACATTGAAGACTACAAAGATAAAATCAACACGCTAACTGCGTTTGAAGGTTTTGTAATTCAGTTCCATACTGGCGAAATGATTAAGATGAAAACTTTGTGGTATATGTCGTTGCATCGTAATGTTACATTTACTACAGAGAAAAACATAGTTGAAATGATCTTTGATGAAACTCTTGATGACTTCAAAGCATACTGTACTACAGTTGAAGATTTTGATTTGTTTGATAAAGTGGTAGAAATTGAATCACGCGTAAACGACACATTATCTGAAATCATCGAAGACGTAAACACTACTGTTAATACTTGCGGTATTGAAACTGGACAATTTAAAGAGTTTGCGTTAACGTACAATAATCATCCACTATTTTGGCTACTAATGATGAAATTCAAAGGTCAAGAACCTGCGTATGCCAAATATTTTTTAACTAACCACTTACATGAATATTCACGGGAGTGCATATAATGAAAAAAGATTTAGAAAAAGCACTTAACAAACAACTACAAGGTCCGCTTACTGATAAACAGTGGAAGTATTTTAAAAGCATCTGCAATCATCAATTAATTTCAATGGATGAAACTGCACTTGAACGTAACTCTCCATTTATGACTGCACGATATTGGTTTGATATTGGATGGCGTGCTAAGAAAATTATTAAAGCACGTAAAAAGGCAGCTGCATAATGGAAACGTTATTGATGCTGTTTTTCTCATCGTATTGTTCAGTACTGCTATTAGGATTTCAATCTCAAATTGTACGCGACAAACATGTTCTAACTGCATTTATTACATCATTAATGCTTGGTACTTGCCAACTAGTTTTATTTAAATTAGCACCAACTGCATCTACTTACGAAAGTATAGTATTTGTACTAGGCGGTGCATGTGGTATTGTATCAAGCATTTACTTACACAACTTTTG